GAGGAGGGTGATGAAGTGTATGATGCACTTTTATCCCGACTTGAAGGATTAATTCTTTTGTTATTGGATCTCCAATCTCGCACTAGCCTTTCTGACATGCTCATCCCTATTGTCCAGTATATCAAAACTTGGACAGCAGGCAAGAGTTTAACTAAGAAAGTTATGCGATGGGTCAAACAAATCCTGATGGAAGATTCTGAAGGACAGCGTGTTGATGTCGAGTGGGAGCCTATTACACCTGGTTTGAAACGAGAAGCAGGCTGGTTCTCACAGAATTGGATGACCCTAACCCAAGGAGCATTCGGTAAACGTCTAGCAGGGCTTTTGAATCTTCTGATTTTAGGAGGTATGATGCCCGAAAAAGCGACAAATGGTTTGACTGATGAAGTCTTCAAGATTATTCATGTCACAGCGATTCGTAAAGCACACCCTTCCATTTTTCACCATTTATTTGGCACTTTGGATTGGCTTGCTGATTCGGTGATCCCGGCGATTTTGACCAAAAATTTCGCCTTGTTGATTTTCGACGAAGATGCTGATGAGTTAGACACCCAATACCGAAAATGTGTGGATGCCATTCATTTAAATATGACTGGTCAAATGAAGTTGGCTGACGAAAAATATGGAATCAAAGATGAATCTGCGATTCTCGTTATGTTAACTACAACATCATTTGCCATGCTTGCTATGAAAAAGAAAGTCTTTGATCAACCGTTGTTAGTACGTGAGTACAACCAGCGCTTGGTGACTCTTGATAAGCTCGCATGTGATCTTCAAGCGCATTGGCATGAAAGTGGATTGCGGATAAAACCGTATGCAGTCCTAATTCGTGGCCCCTCTTCGGTCGGCAAAAGTGCAGTCAAAACTCTAGTTACGCATGCTGTGTGTAGAGCCAATGGATTTCCAGAAGGCAAAGAGTATTCATGCACGATCAATGGTAATGACAAATATCAATCCGATTTTCGATCACAACACATTTGCGTATGTTTTGATGATATGGGAAATACCAAGCCTGAGAAGGCTGATGGCAATCCTTTATTCGTTTTGATTCAATTTATCAACAACATGCACTGTAGTGCTCTTAGTCCAGAAGCGGACAAAAAGGGCAAAATGGACATTCGTTGTAAATTGGTCGTTGTCACAACCAACACCAAAGATTTGCATGCATCTCTATTCTCTGTCAACCCTGCTTCGATTATGCGAAGATTCGATCTTGTGATTGATGTCGCTTTGCGAAAGGATTCTACTGGACCTAGCGGTGGACTTCATCCTAAATTTGCGAAGACTTCCATGCCTGATGCCTGGGATATTGACTTAGGAGTTGTTGATGTAAAACGAGTTGTGGGTCATGAAATGCAAGATTTGTGGGGCATTCGTCCGGTTAAGAAAGGTGCCTCCATTGTCGATTTAATCGACTATTTGGAGAACACCACACCTGGATATTTTGCTCTTCAGGAGGAGATAGTATCTTCTTCCACAGATCTTCACAATCAGAAACATTGTGAACACCATTCATTGTATACATTGCCTTGTGCCAAGTGTGCTCTTGATGGTGATTTCGTGCCTTTGGTGAATCAATCTGAAGCCTTCATTCCATCTGGTTTGAAGATGGAGACTGGTTGTCTTTCGAGTACATATTTCCAAGATTTAATTACTAAGGAATTCTCGGATAAACCACTAACTCCTGATGATTTCACTTTTGGTTTGGACGCTGTGCCAACAGATGATGATTTCATCCCGGAAGATCGACCTTGGCGTGATAGAGCTGTTGATTTGATCGGACAAACCCGAGCAAAAGTTTCCGATGTTTTGCGTGATATGCGGAAGAAAGTGGAAAGAGATCCTGTTACGGCAGGTCTTTTGACACTTGGAGCTCTCGGTTTAACTGGTCTGGCCATTCATAATATGTTTGTCCCAAAAGAACAGCTGTACAAATCAGAAGGTGCCATTATTTCACGTATCGCAGCAGCAGCAAAAGTACCTCGAACTCTGATAGAGCGCGATGACAAATATAAGAGAATTTATTCTAATGTTGCTGTATACCCAGAGGCATCCAAGTCTTCGACACTTGATCAACTGGAAGCGAAAATAGATCGCAATCTACACATGGTGGTCGTACAGGAGTATGAC